CGTCCTGATTGCCGAAATAGAGATCGGCACCGCGCCGGCCGAAGCACAGCGCATCCCATCCGACTGCGCGCGCCCAGGCACCTGTCGCGTTGTTCGCGACCGCGCAGTAGCGATTGCCGGGCGCGCCGCCGGGCCACGAGACGACGAACACGCCGTACTCGTCCCATTTGCGGATCGTCCACGGCAGCGCGCGTTTCGCCGTGACCTCGTCGCGCCACATCGGCTTGATCGCGCGCGTCACCATCGCCAGCTCAAGCTGCCCGGCTGACTTGGTCAGCACCTGCGACAGCGGCACGATGCCGTCGACCGTGAGGATCATCAGGTCGCCGCCGATCAGCGTGTGCGCGTTCTTGCCCATCGGCGCGCTCACGCTGTAGCGACCTTCCTGTCGCCACGCGTTGATGTCGCTCGGATTGGTGCCGCTGAACAGCAGCACCTCACCCAGGTTGGTGACAAACACGCACTTGTTGTCGAGACCGTCGCCGGCATCGACCGACCAGTTCGCGCCGAAGAGCAGCGAGCCGCCGCGCGTCGCCGCGCCCGACATCGGAAACCGTTTCAGCGTGCCCGCGATGCTGTCGATGTCGAGGTAGTACATGTTCATCGTGTTGCCTTCGATGAAGAACAACCGCGACAGGTACTTCCACACATGCGTCAGGCCGGTCATCGGCCCGCTGCCATCCGGCTTCTTGATCTGATCAGCTCCTGGCGCGCCGGCATCGAGCGTCAGCCACGTCGTGCCATCGAAGCGCAGCGGAGCGGTGCCCGCGTCATTCACCGCGATCAGATAGTTGCCGCTCAGGTTCGACATCTGCGCGGTCGACCAATTGCCGTCCGTCAGTCCGGACTTCACCAGCACCGGGGTCGGGTTGGTCACGTCGAACAGCTTGGTCTGCTGCGCGGCAAACATGCGCTGCGTGGTGCCGTACTCGTATTCGAACATGCTCACGACCGGCTGGCGCGATGGCGAAGGGACCGGCGGCACCACCCCATCGAGCGCATGCAGATCGCAGTGTCGGACACAACCGCCGCGCAGCTTGACCCCGCGCATGGTCGGTATCCAGTTGTCACACACCATGCAGCCGCCTTCCTGCATGAAGGCTTCATTCTCATGCAGCACGAGGCCGCGCATCGGGGCCGCCAGCGAGCGCGGCTTGAGCTGCTGCGTGAACTGCTGCGGCAGCGCCTGTCGCCGGAATGCGACGTGCTGGCTCATCGGCCCCAACCCGGTTGCCACGGCACCGCGATGCGCGCGGTCGAGCTGAGCGGCATCCTGCCGACGATGATCGGCGCGGGCTTGTTGCTGCCCATCGCGACGCTCAGCGCGTCAGAATAGGTGCCGAGGTCTTCGTGATAGGGCGATCCCTTCTGTGCCTTCCATTGCCAAATCATACCCAGGCGCAGCAGCCGCTCGGGCAGGCGATACGTGTCGTCGTCGTAGGTGAACACGTCGGCGAGGTTCGCCGGGTTGCCGTGCTGCTGCACGCAATTCTTGTCGAGGTAGGCGAATGTCGCGGTCTCGGCCGGCACCGCGTCTGGCTGATCGGGCGGATCAGCCGGCTTCACGCCGTGCATGATCGGGAAGATCAGCATCTGATTGCCCAGCAGCGTCCACTCGCCCCAGGCGTCGCTCTCGTTCGCGGCGCGGCGCTGGAGCCATTCGTTGTAGTCAGAGATGAACAGCATCGGCTGCTGCGATGATGTGCTGCGCCACACCTCGGTGGTGAGCAGCATGCGCAGATAGTTGGCCGGCAGATTGAACTCCATCGTGCCGCCGCTCCAGGCCGGCGGATCGAGCGCAGTGTCCCACACCGCGTCGCCGACGAACGTGACCGACGTTTTCATCTGCCGCCATTCGCGCAAATCGTAGGCGATGCGCTGCGCCATCTCGGTAGCGAGTGACGCCATCTCCTGCATGGTGCGGTTGAAGTTGATGTTGGTGAACACGGTGGCGGGACGCGGCACGCCGACCACCGCGCAAACGTCCTGCACCACCGTGAGCAACGACATCGATTACCCCGGCTTGCGCATGTCGGTCGCCATGCGGAGCAGCGTCTTGCGCGTCAGCATGCCCTGCGGCGCATGCCCGGTGTTCGACTTGATCAGCTCGGTGAGCTGCTCGTCCGACATGTCGTCAAACGTCGTGTCGACCTTGCGCTGCCGCTCGGCGGCGAGGTCTTCCTGCAAGATCGCGTTCTTCGCGCGCAGCGCCTCCAGCTCGGCGATCATCACGCTGCTCGGCGCACCGCGCGTCGCGTCGGAGAGATACTCCTGCGCCTTGTTCTTGTACTCGCGCCCGCCAGGACCGAGGTTCTTCAACTCCTGGCCGTCGACCAGGGCGAGCTGTTCGACCGTGATGATGTTGAGCGCGCGCAGCTCGGCACGGCGCGCCTCGGTGAGGAACGGAACGTGCGCCAGCGGTGTGCCGCTCTTGGTCTGCGTCGCGTGCTCCTTGAACTGGCGGTACTGCCGGTTGAAGCGTTCGGCGTAGGTGATCTGACGCTGTTCGCCCGTGATCGGATCGATGACCCAACCGGTCGAAAGCTGGTGCGCCGGCTGCACCGTCGTGTTGCGCGAGCCGGGGCCGCGTATCTCGCAGTGCTCGACATCCTCGTAGATCGGTCGACCCTCCTGGGCCGTCCTGGCTGGATTTAGGATCGGTAGGGTTTTAAAGATCACCAAAAGAGCGTCATCTGGGTTCATGTGTAGTCACTCAGCGCCTAAAATGTTTCCCGGGAAACTATATGCAGCGCAGCATAAATCTCCCTTTAGTCCGGAGCCGCCGGTCGGGGCTTGTCAGTCGACACAGCGGCCCCGGTCTCGCGGCGGCGGAAAAGGGTTTAAGCCCGCCGCCGCAAGTCTCGCCGATTACGCTGCCGGGTTACTGTCGCGGAAACGCCAGTTGAACAGGCTGTTGACCATGGTCAGCTCGCCCATCCATCCGATGAATTGCGCGATCGCGTCCTTGTCGATCGGCATCTGGCCTTCACCAGAGAACAGCTTGTCGAAGTTGCGATCCGGGTGATAGCGCAGGCGCAGACTGTCGGTGTTGATGCCGAAGGTCGTGTCGGCCGGCATGTTGCTGCCGATGCCGCCGTCGAGCACGATCTCGGCGCGCTTGCCGCCGCCGATGTATTCGAGTGCGGTGAAGCCCAGTTTGCCCAGCGAGGTCTCGTTCGTTTGCCGCTGGATCGCAACGGTTGCCGCGTCGTAGGCCGCGTAGTGCTGCGGCGACATGATCAGCAGATCGGCGTAGTCACGGCCACGCGATTGCTGCGTCATGATCGCGTTCAAGAACGGCCGGATGGTCGTGCTGTTCACTTGCGTCCCGATGGCGGTGTTGTAGGTCTGCGCGTCGAGAGACTTCGTCGCCCAGATCGTCGCCTGACTGCGATCGATGCCGCCGTAAATATTCGTCGGCGTAATCGGGATCGCGGTCGCGAGGCCGGTGAGCTGCTTATTCGAGTTTGCGCTCCCGTCCGAATAAATACCTGCGTCCATGGCATCTTCCAGCGCGCGCTCTGCCGCCGACAGATAACTGTCGTAAGTATCCATCAGTTGTGCAGACCCCTGGTTGTTAAGGATCTCCTGCATCGACAGAATTATAGGGACGACAACCTGCTTCGGGTCGAAGAACGCGTCGTTAAACAGGTCGATCGCTGGGTTTACGAGCGTGTCGTATCCAGAATACCACTGTGCAATTTGCTTACCGACTTGCAGCGTCTGGCGGATTTTCGGACCAGAATATGTTTGCCAGAGACCTTTGCGGCGCATGACTGCGAGCAGCGCATTGTTGTTCGACACGAGGTCTTCGTAGCTCGAAGAGCGGTCTTCAACCGCCATCGAGAGAATTTGCTGATAGGCAGCATTGGTGGTGACGTTCGGCACGGTGCCCTCTCCACAGGTTCAGGATGTCCCTACAGCGAGCCATTCACGGTGCGGATTGCATTGGCGATGGCTTCGCGCGTGCTGACCTTCGCGCGGGGGCGTGCGTGTCCGTTTGAGGGACCAGCTGGTGCACTGCCGCTGATCGAGCGGTCAGGTGTACGGGTCTGAGCCGTATGCGTGCGGGTCTGAGCCGCGTGCGTGCCGTTGCGCGTCTGAGGCGCTGCGTTGCCGGGCCGTAGCAGTTCGGCTCGGCGGTAGGCGGTATCGAGATCGAAACCCAGCTTGATCTCATGCTCGATGATGTCGCCCAGCTCGTCCAGCCTGGGGTGCGTCGTCGCGTAGTGATCGAGCGCGCCACGGGTGTGAACGAATTGCTGCCGATACTGCATCTGGCGCGCGTGGTTTTCAAGCTGGGCGATGCGCTGCTGCGCCTGCTTCAGCTGATGCGTTTGCGCGGCCTGGGCATTACGTGCTGTCAGTATCTGCTGTTGCTCTGGAGTTTGGTTCAATATGTGCCAAGCGATGTCACGGAGCGTCAGTTTCTGACCTTCCGGCGTGCGCAGGTTGAGATTGTCCACGATCACGTCGAGCCCGCCGACCGGATCGTTGCGCAGCTTGGTCTCCATGTTCACGTAGTTCGTAAGCGCACGCTGCAAGCTCGTGCCCTGGCTGCGCGCGAGCTGCTCGAATGGCCGCAGCGTGTTCATCGTCTCGTTGTCGCCGCGATACTGCTCGTAGGCGCGGCCAAACTCATGATGCATGCGATGCACCGCGCCACGCACACTCTCGGGCGTCGCGTGCCATTCCTCCTGGGCGCGCTCATCCATGCGTGGCGGCGCAGCGCGGAACGGTGCGTCCTCGGGCAACGGCGCGATCCGGCGCTGCGGCTGCTGCTGTCCCGGCTGCGCCGGCTGTGCCGATGCGAAGTGCCCGTGCTCGCCACGCGGTCGCGGTGCCGGCGCGGGATCATCGAGCGCGCCGGGCTGCTGCTCGCTCGGCCGCTTCTTCAGGTTGATCGCCGGCTTCTCGCGCTCCATCGCCTCGGGCGGGTTGTTATGGCCCATGCGCGGCTTCGCCGGCTCGGCCTTCTCGGCGCGGTCGAATGCGCGCTGGATGGCCTCGCGCCGGCCCAGCTGTGGCTTCTGCTGCTCGGCCGGCTTGTCGGGCGTCTGCGCGCCGATTGGCGACGGCGCGTTGACCTGATTGGTGTCGATGACGACTTCGTTCGCCTGCGGCGCGGGCTCGGCCGGCGCGGGGGCGGGCGCGTATGCAACGTCGGACATTTATTCCCTCGCTCGCTTGAAGGCGCGCGCAATTGACTTGCGGCGCTTTTTGTCTTGGTCGGCGCGATAGAACTCACGCGCGACCGTCTGGCTTATGCCTGCCTCCTTCGCGAACTTGGCGTTGTGCGCCGCCGCCGCCATGAACCTCTTCTGCTTCGGCGATACGCTCGGCATCACACGCCCTTCACACGCTGCACTGCTTTGCGCACCGCGTCCTGGCGTGCGCGCTTCACTTCCCGGCTGTCGGTCGAGCGGTTCTTCGGCTTGAACTTTTCGTTGCCCACCTCGGTGAGGCCGAGGCGGCGGCCGACAGCGCGGAACGCAGACTTGCTCTCGTAGAAATTCCCATCGACCTGTTCGGTCGGCGGCATCGCGTCCGAGATCACGCTCGGCATCGGCAGCGCGCTGCGCGCGACCGGCGTCTGCTCGCGCACGAAGCGCCAGCGTCCAGGCGCAATCTCGACCAACTCACTCACAGCGGCGGCACCACGTAGATCACCGGCATCCCCGGCAGGAATGCGCTCGGCACACCGACCACCTTGGTGACCGGCGTACCCTTGCCGTTCGCGGCCTCCGTCACTGGAGTGCCGCGCCCGTTCGTCACCTCGATCACTGGCTTGCCGCCCGACGCGACAGTCACGACCGGCATGCCCATGCTCACCTCCGCTTGCGCGCGTCCTTGCGCAGCAGCTCGATCACGTCGTCCTTGTTGCTCGCGCTGCTGATGTCGACGCCGCGTTGCTCGGCCAGCTCGTCCAGCTCGGCGCGCGTCATCTTGTGCAGCTCGCTGTCCGAGGGGAGCAGCTCGCGCTTGAACTCCTTCGCGGTCTCGGACTGCGCCTTCGATGATGGCGGTGCAGTCTCGCCAATATTCGAGCCGGGGGGCTCATTCGGACTTCCGCCGCCGACCGGCGGGTTCTTCGGGTCATCGATCATGTGAAGGTCCAGTTCAGCGGCGCGGTCTGCACCGTGCCTGCGGTTGCGACGTAGTAGGGGAGCGTGCCCGCCGTGGCCTTCTTGTTCGCCGTGGCGGTCAGTGAGGTGCTCGACACGTAGGTCGTGGCGAGCGCGACGCCGTTCACCCAGATCACCGACTGCCGGGTGAAGCCGGTGCCGGTGACGGTGATCGCCTGGGTGCCAGCACCCGACGCGATGTTGTTCGGCGCAATCGCCGTAACCGTCGCCATGCCGGCCGGCGACAGGCTCGACGGATGATCGGCGTTCGGATTGGTCGTGCGCGGACTGTTGATGCTGAACGTCTGCGACGTGTTCATCGTGCCGCCGCCCGGATAGGTATGCACGATGTTGCCGGGCGCGAGCACGGCTGCGTTCTCCATGCCGGCACCTTCA